TCTTTTCGTTTACTGTGATTGGGAAGGCGAATAACAAATCAACATCACGTCCGCAAAAGTTACATCTTCCATTAAGCCCCGTGGGGGCTTCTCTTTGCCTATCAAACATCTTGTTATCTAATGCGCCCGTCATTTTCCTGCGCCTCCAAGCATCCATTCCAATTCCACAATAGCTCTGCGAATTATGTATGCCGCATCTTTCCCAACTGACATGCTTAGATTCTTTCTATAATTTTCAAGTCTGACTTTTATCTCTTCTCTTCCTCTCATTTCATCTCTTTCCCAGCGAACATGTGAGCAAATTTAATAACCTCTAATATTACAGCATCCCCATTCTTAAAATCTGCCTTTGATGGTATTATTGTCAAAAAGCTTAATGTTTTTTGAATACTCCCGATCTTGACTTTGGGATCTGCAAGCCAAATAGCTCTGAGAAAAGAGGATAAAGTAGCAAAGACGTTAAGCTTCTTTCCACTATCATCCAGTTTCTTCATCATCACCATCAACTTATCAGATTTATTCTTTTTGTTCCCCTCAAAAAAACATTTCAATACTGAATCATCTATGAGGATGGCTCGATTTTCTAAATCAATCGGTTTCTTATCTTCCATATAAACTATAACCCTTTACCTTTTATAAATCTAACTAAGATCGTCGTAAAGCAAAACAATCTTCCTAATCAACTTCATTTCAGAACTAGCGTTATCTTTTTCGATGGTGAATAACAGGCCTCCAGAGAAGAAATAGTAATCTAAACTTGTTTGGCTCTCTTCCAACATTGTGTTTTCGTTGTATCTTTGAGTAGTAATATTTGATCTAGGATAATATATTTCGTTAGGCTTATCGGACTTAACATTTATTATTTCCTCACCTTCTTTAGTTGAGATGCGCAATGTAACTCCTGTGTCTAAGTCGTCTTCAAATCTAACAGCAACCTTTAGAATCTTTCCGCTCCCGGGGATCAATAGACTTTTACTTAGTTGATCCTTTTCTATATCGCTATCGAGCAAGGTCATTTCTCTTAACATTAGACTACCCTCGTAAAGGTGTGACGTTGGTTCGGGTGAGAAAACCAATCTCTATCTGGTTTAAACCCAAACTTCTCAGAAGTCTTCCTAACTAGATTTTTCAAAGTTTCTAACTTCAGGCCCTTAATCGACTTCTTCTTAATCTCCTTAGAAATATCTGAGGTCCTGGAATCTGCTGGACCGATCCACTTATACCTGAACTTGTCTGATCCCTCTGCCTTATCAAAATTAAATTCTCTTACGCGGTTTTGCAATATAGATCCTTCCGTCCTGGTAATTAATTCAGCTTGCTCTTTGTCCACTCCTAGCTTCTCAATCTTCTTTACTGTATCGGTAATTGAAGACTTATCGACTATAGAATCCAAGATAACATTCTTTACTCTGTCGCTCAAGGCTTTGGTTAGTCCCTCAAACTTCCTAGCAAACAAACTAGCTGAAATGAATTTGATTAAATCGTCTATCTCTGCTTTCTTAATGTCAAAAGAAAGGCCTTCTTTCATCATTTCGTTCTTGGAATCAGAACATATCTTCTCTATCTTCGTTCTGAAATTAAGAACGGTTCTCTCATCCTCCATATTGATAAAGGCACTTTTGTTTGGCATGCCTCCAATCCTGGGAACTTGTGTCTGCGTTGGTCCTGAGAAGAACTGAGTTGGTTCTTGAGTTGCTGTTTCTGAAAACTTAAACTCTTCTTCTCTATTGAAACTAACATCGAAGCCCATCTGACTCATTTTAACAGCGTTATCTATTTTAATCCCCATTCTCCTAGCATCCTCAGTTTCATCTCTTTCTTCTGGCTCTAGTAATTTAATCACATAGTCATTTATCTTCAGAACCTTAGAGATCCATGGAAATACTTTATCGTTGTAAAGTTTCTGAGCTTCCTGGACTGCTCTATTGGTAACTGTGATTTGCATTGACTCGTTATTTAGTCCGCCTGTTTGTGATACATCTCCAGCAAATAATGGCATGACTCCATACATTGCTCCGATTTGTCTTCGCATCTCGTTTCTTCCAACGGTGAACTCCATCTCGGCAGGAGGTCTTAGGAAATCTGTAAATTGAGTTTTAGCCTTTTCGTCTAGAAGTAGTGGATTAATTGAGTGGGGATCTAATCTAGCTTCCGCTTTCATTTGTTCCCAAGCTTTTCTAACGGACTCATAATTGTTCGTGCTAATCGTGAATAATCCTCTAGGTGGTCTGCCTTTTTGATAAGCCAAGAATAAATATCTATCTTGTTCGATCAATGTCGCTACTTTCAACCAGATAGCCAGCATCTTTGGATAACCATAAATCAAACTTGGAGACTTAGACAAATGAAAGACTTCTCCTTCGATGTAATAAATATATTGATCTTCGCCATAATCCTTTTCGCCACGATAATAAGCTGGCATCAAAGCTCTCCCAGTTTTAGGATCTTTAAACCCTAATTTCTTAGCTTGCTCTTCTGGATAGGTTTGTGATCTATCAGATAAAGAAACATAAACTCTTTTTCCTTCATCCGTATAACTTAGTCTTCCTTGACTGTCTGCAATCACTCTCATCTTAATTGGGGATCCTCGAATGAACTCTTTAACTTCTGTAAGCCTTGGCATGATCTTTCCATCTCCATCAAAATAATAATCCTGCATAGCAATCAAATAACCGTTGTCTAACAAATTAGTATCGTCCTCAACTTCTTTCAAGACCTCGAGTAAGGTTTGATTATTTCCGTTAGCATTTTTCAACACTCGCTCTAACATAAATTTATGCGCCTCATCCAAATCGAGTATATCTGGTTCCTCCAGGATTTCCACGCCTCTTCTAAATACGCCGTCTCTTAATGCTCCAATAGTTGTCATTACTATATCGGAGTTCTTTCCTAAGGCGTAGAGATAGTGTTCTGCTATTGGATAAATAGGAATCCTTGCGCCATCAGCATCAGCCGAAGATCTTCGATGTGACTCTGCGTCTGGTCTTAAAAATTTAGCATCCTGCATCTTCTTTTGAATTATCCCAAACTGTTTCTTCATCTCAGAAATATCACTTCCCTTTAATAATTCGTATCCCCACAATTTCATGGTAATGCAAGGATTTCTATTTTATTAAATGTTACTATAACTCCTTAGTTTGGATCTTGATCCTTTTCCTCAAGAGAGCGATTTTTCTAGCATCTTCTTTAGTTTTAATCTTATTGCAAGCAATGCACAGAGTCTGCACGTTTTTTAGATCCCATTCATCTCCCCCTAAGGCAATAGGAGTGATATGATCTCCAATTAGGTTTGTCACCGCCACCGGCCTTTCATAAAACTCATACTTGAACTTCTCCGCTTTCCCAGCCGTGCGTTCTTTCCAATTAATAATTCTTCTATCCTTAATCAGCACCTCAACTTCTTTTCTATCATCCCCACATTTGACACAAGTAAAGTTATCTCTCGCAAGGGCCTTCATCCTGAAATCCGCCCAGGACCATGTAGTATAGTTTTGATAATATTCTCTCGTGCATGGCTCCGAACAGCACCTCCAGTCCTTTCTTCTAGTCCATTCTTTTTTAGGCTTACCACAACTAGGGCATTCTCCTCTTTCTAATCTAGATTTAGCTGGCTCAAAAACAACTAGCTTGAATCCCTCTCGCTGTTTTATTTGTTCCATATTCACGCCGTTGCCTTATTCACCCGAAGACCTCATCTCCCCCACTCAACATTCCAGCGCGTCCCATCTCTTTTGATAAGGCACAAAGCGCATATCTTAGCGAATCAAGCAAATGGTCGTTCAAATCTACAGGCACATCTAGAACATGATCGTCCTTATCTACTCTCCACTTGTAAGTTCTGAACTCTTTAATCAATTCAACAGAGGCTTTAGAAAGAAATACCTGGTGACGTTTGATGAAATTGATTCCCCTAAGTACACTATCCTTTTCTTTGAGAGCTGGAAATACATTAAACCCCGCTCTTTTTATATCCTCAATCATCTCAGGGCGCGCGTTATCAGCGTAAATCACCGAGTCCTTAGTCAAATATCCTTCTTTCTCTAACTTCTCTAATTCCTTTACTACCATATCGCTTGTTAATTGTCTCTTGTAAAGCAGTTGTTCCACAAATATTGCTTCTTTATGATATTTTACTCCAGTCATGGCAGTAGGATCATTAAATCCAAAGTCCAAGCCAAAGAACTCTTGACCTTCAAAGTCTTCAAACAATTTGTCCGTGTAATCCCAGTTAGAATAAATAGTAGCCTGCGCCAGTCCTCTTTCTCCAAGTCCGTAGATCCTCCAATAGTTCTCATCCAGTCTTTTATACTTTCTTATTTCCCTTTTGATTCTAGCCGGAAGAAAGGGGTTGTCTCTAAAGGTTGTTTTGAAAAAGTAGCAATCATCATCAGTCAAGATCTTTTCGTAGATCCAATGAAATTCATCGGACGGATTGTAGTCTCCTATTGTCAACTCCTTGGTTCTTTGGTTCAGTTGCAAGTAAGTCTTATACTTCATCCCATTCATCTCGTTGCAAAATAATATGTCTCTGCCCGGGCCTCTAACTTTTTGGTCCTCGTCCGCTCCAAAGAATCTAAAGATATTAGTCCCGATTTTGTAAGTATTGTTAGACTTGTTATGATCCGAGACATTGTAGTTACCAGACTTCTCTAGTATTTGGAAGAAGTCAAACATGGCACTCACTCTAAGGGCCGTCATTGTGTCTCTAGTAATATCAATAATGTAATTATTCCATTGGGTTTGGGCTTTGATAATTAACCAGATTAAAATATTGTAAGTCTTTCCTGATCGAGTTCCCCCTTGCTCTATAATTATTGGGGCCTTGGCCTCGTATGCTTCTTCTAAGTGGTCATATACTATCGTCGATTGGATCTTCATCCTCTTTTTTATCCACCCTTATTATTTCAACTTCAATTTTATTATCCACAACTCCGGAGAGTTCTTGTTCAACTTTAGGACCGTAGCCTCTAGCTTTTCCTCTCTTGGAATTAAGTAATTTCCACTTACTTGAGTCAACGGATTTTAGTTTAGTAATGTCTGCATCAATGACGTTCTCAGCTACATCAATTATTCTCTCTGCCTCTGCTTCTAGTAATGCTCTCATCCTTGGATGCTTCTTTAGAAAGTGATTAACTGCGGATCTGTCTTTACCTAGCTTCTGAGCTATGACTGATTGGTTTCCTCCAGAGTTAACTAGAGCTTCTTTGAATGTTTTTATTGTTAGTTTAGCCATTTTTGTTGAATAAGTTGAAGTTACTACTTAACTTGAGTTCTTTTTTCCATCCCTTTTTGAAAATTTATGCTTACATCTGGGGCAAGTTACTAAGAGTTTTCCTAAATGATCTACTTTTTGAGAAGAATCTAGATCCTTGTCAAATATTTCTCCAATCTCTGCTGCGGTGAATCCTGTTAACTCTGTGTTGTATTCTAAATCATCTAATTTTTCAAATTCTAGTTTTAGTAATTGAGGATCCCAATCAGCAAATTCTACGCTTTTGTTATCCATAATTCTAAACGCTTTTACTTGCGCTGGAGATAAGTTTTCTGCGTAAATTACAGGAACTTCGCTTAACTTTAACCTAAGAGCTGCCTTGATTCTAGTGTGGCCAGCTACAATCACGTTTTTTTTATCTAGAATTACGGGAACTAGAAAGCCGAACTCTTTAATTGATTTCTCAACAACCTCTACTGCTCTGTCATTCTTCCTAGGATTATTTTCGTAGGGTACAATATCCGAGATCTTAATCATTTCTATTTTCATTTTTCTCCGGGGATCTTCATAAAGCAAAACCATTTAGTTGTGGACTTTGAAGAAGTTGTGGTTGTGTTGCCGAATAATGGTTGCACCGGAAATAATTTTAAGACTTTCTCAAAGCTTAGTGTGTTGTCATTGAACTTGAATATCAGAACTCCGTGATCTTCCAGGACTCTCCAGATCTCGTTGAATCCCTTCTTGTAATCTGAAGGCCAGCTCTCTTTGTCTAAGATCCCATACTTTAGAGTCATATCGTGTTTCGCATAATTCTTTCTTATAATATGCGGAGGATCCCACACCACAAGTTTAAACGATTTGTCTGCAAAAGGCAGATCTCGGAAGTCAGCAATTATATCTGGTTTTATTTCACAATTAGGCCTGGCTTCAATGAATCCTGTTTCTTCGCTTCTAATGTCAATATACAAAGTCCTCGGATGATTCTTATTAAACCACATAAACTTCGGGCCACAACACGCATCCAAAATAATCTTATTTTTGTCTTTCATTTTCCTCCTTCAACTTGTTAATCTTGCACCTTCCACACACTTGTTTCATATCTTTTTGATAATAGGCCTCTTTTTTACATTTGATACATTTTCCTTTTATTAGTCCTTCGTCACATCTACAAATATTTTTTCCTTCATACATAGTAATTACATCTCCTTCCTTAACTATTTCTCCATCACATTTTTCACAAAATCTTCCTCCGAAATCACCTACCATCTCTTCTCTCCAATTCTTCAAACCTTTCTCTAATTTCTCGTTCATCATCCTCTAATGCCCAGCGAGAATCTTCAATGTATTCTGAAGTGGGGCTTTGTTCCGCAGTGAAGTCTCCAATAAAAATGTAAGGAAGATGTCTAGAGTTATGTTGTCTTACTCTTTGTTCGAACACCTCTGGTTTTGTTTTGAGATCCATATAAAAGATAATTGGTTTAACTATATAATTGTTACTATGACCTAGCCTCGCGCATCAAGGGCAATCTATCCCTTTTTCTGTAACATCCATAACAATACATAAAGTTTCTACGCGTCCAAATAGACTTAGTCCACCGTTTACAGCCTTCACATTGTCTTAATGTCCCCCGTCTCCTATTCATGATTACTCTCCAAAGAGTTTCATAACTATCCATGCGAACCACCTCGGCACTTCAATTAACGAATCTCCATACATCCATTCCATGATTAAATTTTGAATATCGCTTCACCAACGAAGATGAACCTTAGTAATTGCCATACTCTTCTAAAGATTCCATTCTTTTCTCTATCAACACAGAATTTCATCTCATTAATCTGTCCAATATTAAAGCTCGGTCCTTCACACGTTAAGTTTCCTGTTTCTTTCATGGTATCCATTGAATCAGTTTAATTAATCCCCAGAAGCCCAATCCTATGAATGCTAGAGCAATAGCTAAAACAAAACCAAACCACGCAATTATCCATTTTTTTTCTTCCATGATTATGATCCCCGTCTTTCCGTGGTACCAACGAGGTTGTTACATTTTTAGGTACCAATGGAGATGGCTGGATTCGAACCAGCGTCCTGGAGCCAAACCTTTCGGTTCCCGGGTGTCCATGTACTAACCACTATACTACGTCCCCAAATCAAATTAAAATAAAAAAATAAAAGTTAAGTCTAATTAATCTAGTCTGTAATCTACAGATAGATCGTCAAACTCTTCGTCATCATTATCCCAATCGGAACAAGTTGCAGTAGTTCTCACCTTAGCGAAATGGTCATCCTCATCACCAAATTCTTCAACATATCTTACTCTCAATGTTGAGCTAATTTCTGCTTCTCTATCTTCATCGTGATCTAATCCAAGGTTAATAACATTAAAGTTATATTCATTATTCCAGTTGTAATCAACAACCTCTACCTCTGCAACGTCTTCTCCAATATCTGCTTCAATTAAATCCTCGACTTCATCCGTGACATCATCGTTAAACTCATCCCACAATTCCTGATAACAATCTTCTTCAAGTTCGTCTACTAAATCTGGATAAACTCCTTCAAGAATATCATCCAAATTGTTTACTCTCAAACCTGGAATATTTATCTCCGCTGCGATCTCTGCGGGGGTTGCTGCTGCTGGAAGAACAATTCCTGCAACGGCTCCCTCAACATCTTCTGCTGTCAAAGCATTTGCTCTTGATAATTCTAGATTAGAATTAATGCTACTTACTCCCCAAAATCCTCCAAGAAGTAAAACGATTGCTGCAATAACGACTGCCGTGATAATAGGCGTTGAACTCGCTGCTAGTCCTTTTCTATTCATTTTATTTTACACCCCCTTATAGTTATAGCATTAGCATTATTGAATATACAAAGACATTCGAGAATATCCAAAAGTGCCATAAATATAGATGGATTCTCTATATTTAAATGTTGTTTCATTGGATTATATAGATAAAATATCCGTGGCTGTGGGGAGGTTAAAGGACGACTTTGGGCAGATTAAGACCCATAGAATGCGCCCCCCCTCGCTTCCCCACAGCCTACAACAAAGGATGCGAGAGCATGATGGAGGAAGTGTTTGAAGACGGTGTCACGCCCCCCTCAGCACTTGACTCCCCCGTTCTGAGAGCTAAATTCCTCATACATAATTTGCCCACGCTTAGGCCCCTTACTCGCTATCAAAATCTTACTGAAAATATTATTCTTCAAAAGCCAGTCACACTTTTCTTTCTCTTCTTTATCTAAAGATTTTCCAACTTTACACTCAACTCCTATTAACGTGAACAATCTAATTTCTGTCCCTTTCTTAATGGGATCGCCTTCTCTTACAAGTCTAAACATTGCCTTTTGATTTGCATCTACTATATCTTGAAAAGCAATAAAATCTGGGAATCCTGTCCAAGTAGAAACTAACATCGGCCCCTTTCCTGGAATCATTCTTATCTTTGGTTTTGCTGGGATTAGTTTTGCATTCGTAATAGATTCATATTCTTCGCCCCTAATCTTTATTTTAGGAAACTCAACATTCTTCATCCATCTAGAAACAATCCAACCTTTCTTTTCAAGATCTAAATACACGCGATCTTCAAATGCCTTGCCCGCTGCTTTATTCCTTCTTCCTTGTTTTACTTTGTCTATTTTTTCTTTTTCCATTTGCTTTGGGGACAATAACACTCAGAATAAAAAGCAATGCCATCTCCAGTAACTCCTCCCATAAGAACATTATCGCACTCTTCGCATCTTTTCTCTGGCATTGCGGATATTCTTTTGATTCCTTCCACTATCTTACTTTCACATTCTTTAGTTATTCCTTTGATTTCCATAATGTAAACTACAACCTTTTGTATTATAAAGATTTCCTCCGTCTTGGAACTATAGTTTTTGTTATCTTGCCTCGCTTTGGGCGATAGGGCGCGTGCTCTTTACAAACCCACTTAAAACCACTATCAGTCTTCTTCTGAAATAACTCTTTTGTTTCTTTATTGCATTCTTCACATTTACTCTTCGCCATATATTTCCTCCGCAAACCATGATTGTAATTCTTGTTCAGTAATAACTCCGACTTTGAGTTCTAAGAATTTTACTAACAATGGCCTCATTTCCTTTTTTTCAAACATCTTAATTTGTAAAACTAGAAACCAAACAACTACTTTTCTGAATACTTTAGGAACCCACTTAAACATTTTCCCACCTTTGCTCTTCCTCTCTTCTCATACTTTTAGTCAAATAGGGAAATTTCTTTAGCTTAACATGCCAAGCCATATGATCCTTTTGAGTTTTGAACACCCTTAAATTTTCTATGGAATTATTTGTTTTATCTTCATCCCGGTGATGAACGACCTCTTCCTTAGTCAAATATCTACCGATCTTCTTTTCTACAACGAGCTTGTGTTCTAGTACATATCCTCCAGAAATACAATACGGATGATCTGGACAAAGAATTAAAACATACCCTTTCTTATTCTTCCTCCTCTTACTTTTTGTCATCTCCAGGCCAATCCCACTAACAAGCCTACTAGAAAAAAAGCAATCATAGCTGCTCTATAGATCCTGCCCCAATATTTCTCATTTCTGACCTGGTCAATTAACATAACTTCTAGCTCTTTCTTTGTTGTCATTTACTATTCTTCCCCCCCTTATACTTAAACTTTTTCAGACACTTCATTTCTTCCTCGAGCTTTCTAACCATTTTTCTAAGATAAATGAACTCCATTTCTGCGCGTTCAAATCTAGGATAAGTCATCTCTCCTACTATTTGTTTTACTTCAGTCCTGCTTGGTACTTCCATTTTTGAACTCCTTATGAATTTTATCGCAATGCCTACAAACAAACTTGTCGTATTCCTTTCCCTCTAGATAAAAGTTCCCAGGATTCTCTTCCATCAACTTTCCACAATCCTCGTGATACATTCCTCACCTCTCATTACTTTTCTTCCTCCGCCACCTTTGCATTATTTGTCGCCCATCTAAGGGCGCGAGCAATAGCCCGAGTTTCCGCCATTCTTAAAAAGTGTGGCTTAATCATTGAACTTTGGCAATTATCTTGTGTCGCATCTCCGTGAGCTTCAAATATCCTTGAGAATTTTTCACCATCCCTCACTCTAACTGTGGCTTTGAAAACAGCCCACTTTTCTTTCATATCGTAATCTATCCTCGTAGTTTCTATAGAGAATCGACCTTTGAATTTGGTATGTGCATCACTAAGCAATGATTCAAAATTAACTATGTCTTCCTCCCAACTCTTATTTCCTTCCTCTATTTTCGGCGCACTAATTAATTTAAATCCAACAGCATACTCTCCGTCATGAACATAGGAGATATAATTTCCTTTCTTGATAATCTCTTTAAGTAAAGTCTTTAGCCCCTCTTCCTCACCAACTGCATTGATCCAATGACCTTCATGCTCTTTTAACATAAATCCTATTTGCATCTGCCCTTCAAACATTTTGGGTTGAGTAACATATTTTACTGTTCCTTTGTGCTGCCCTGGCGTTGAGTTTGTAAATCCATCATCTCCCATTATTTCTTCCCCCGCTTAGTCTTCTTCTCTGGAATCTTGGGATCTGAACCATTGCATTTCTTACAAACATTTCCTTCTGGAACTGGATCCGGACAATAACAGGGTTTACTTGGGTCCATACTTGTCCTTCTCCTCATGAATTAAAACTCCTTCTTTAGTCCAGAGTTGATAAATAGTTCTAACTGGATCCTTTCCGGTTCCAAGCCCCCTTCTTTCCCACGTTTCTATAACTTCAATTATTCTTGCCATTTGATCCTCCAAAATATCGCTCTGCATCCAGTCAAAGGACACTTATCTTTATAGCTTTCTTCAACCAAATCTTTCTGCCTAAGCTCAAAGACTCTCGGAACTATGCAATTAATAGGTAGGCTCAGCTTTCGAGCGATCATTGTATTAGTAGCTTCTCCAAGAAAATTTAAAGCTAGACGGACTGCTTCTTGTCTTGCGCCTAGTTTAGATCTAATATCCTCATAAGATTCGAGTGAAGTGTCTTGCACGCTCATATCAATTTCCCCCCGAATGAATCTTCTTGAGTGCGCTGTCCATTTGCTTTAAAGCTTTCTCGATAACGGAAAAGAGTTCATACCATTTTCCATCCTCGCCTAAAATATTAATCCCATCACCTTCTTTTGGTTTTAGTTTCAGTCTTTTAATTAAGCTCTTTGGTAATACGCCCCTCATATTAGCTTCCCCCCAAATTCCTCATCTAAAATTCTACAATTCAAACAAACCTTATCATTTACTCTTCCACATTCGCACAATCTTTTTTTCACCCTCAATACAGTCTCACGAGCATCATCAAGAGCAAAACATAGTTTCTTTGGTCCACGATATGTTTGCATACTCTTCGCCTTCTCGCTCAAACTCATTCTCCTTTTTCCTCCAGGACCCAATAAGTTGTGCCTTTGATAGTTTCAACATGGCCCTCTCCATACTCTTCTGGAAAATGTTTCAGCTGATTTGGCGTTACATTCATTATATCGATATATTGTGTCATTTTTTATTAACCCTTTGTATAAACTATAATAGTTAATACTTTATAAATGTTATTATACTCAAATACCTCTTCAAAGTAGATACAAAATTCACTGCTGGGCCGGAGCCTTGCTCAAAAGTATGTCGTCCACTCTCAAAATTGTAATCGCTGTCTCCGTTGCAGACTTGATAGCCTGTGTCTTTACTTTGAGAGGATCCACAATTCCAGCTTCTAGCGTATCTTCGATTTCATCTTTAAACAAGTTTAACCCATGCCTATTTCCTTCCGCTTTGTGAAACTTCCTTAACGTAGCTAAGATCCCAATAGAATCTAATCCTGCATTTTGAGCTAGTGTTTCTGGTATTACTTCAAGCACATTAGCAAACTCTTCCACGGCCATTTGCTCTCTTCCTTCTAAAACCCTTGAAAATTCCCTTATTTGACTAGCTAGTTCGACCTCGATAGCACCCCCACCCGCTACTATTTTACCCCCTTGGGAAGCCACCACGTCACCTATGGCGTCAGTTATTGCTCTTTTCACCTCGTCCATCGTATGATTCGAGCTTCCGTGTATCAAAATAGTAACTGCTTCGGGATATTCACATTCTCTAACATAAATCATCGAAGTATTTTTACTCCGAATTTGTTCAACAACTCCTGCTTCTCCAAAAAACACCTTATTCACCTCTTCGTGCCTGGGAATTATCTTCGCTCCTGTGGCCCTGGCTAGTAATTCTAGATCGTATTTGTTAATCCTGCGAATCGCCATGATTCCACAATCTGCAAATAGAGTCTGCGCGTAGTCATCAATCCCTTTATTTGTGAAAACAACTTTAACTTCTTCTTGATGTAATTTTTCAACCATCTCAGTAAGTGCTTTATTTTCAGCATCAGCAAATTCTTTTAATTGGTCTGGGGTAGAGATCTGGGTTTGAATATCTAACTCGGGGGCCTTGATTTCGATTCCAAAGTCTAGCAACGCAATCTTAGCCTTCTCTATTTTCTTAGGCATGGACTCGTTTGGAATATCTTTATCTAAAACGATGCCCTTAATCAACTCGGCAGATGATACATCGCCCTTAATTTTCTCAATTTTGATATTTTCTATTGGATTTAGTTCACTCTTTGAAACAATATCTACTGCGTTTAGAATTATGTCTGCTAAGTCTCCCCTATTTTCTTCCGCATTTTTGCCAGTCATCGCAGTCATCGCAATTTGCTTTAAACTATTTGAATCAACATCGACTGCTTGCTCTTCAAGAACTTCGAGGCATTTATTTAAAGCTAAATTATATCCTTTGATTATCGTTGTTGCGTGAATGTCTTTTTTCAATAATTTACCTGCGTGCTCTAGTAATTTCCCTGCTAACATGGCTACTGTAGTTGTTCCGTCTCCGATCTCGTTCTCTTGAGTTGTTGAAATTTCTGCAATCATTCTAGCTGCTGGGTGATCTAATTGCATTTCTTTGAGAATTGTAGCTCCGTCATTTGTGGCAATAATATTGTTTTGAGAATCTAATAGCATTTTATCCATGCCTTTTGGACCGAGAGTAGTTTTAATCAAATCAGCTAGAAGTGTGGCTGCCGCGATATTTTGTTCATGGGCCATTCGCCCAGTAGTTCGAGAAGCACTAGTCACCGCTTTTTCTTCCATTATATTTCAACCTTTTTAAAAATTAAAGTTTCGCCATCGGTGGTAGGTTGATGAATCACTTCACAATTTATCCGCATTTCGCGAAGGACTTGATTCAGCTCTTCGATCTCACTTTCAAATGTCCCTTTATAGTTTCTATAGATTGAAACTATGTGCTCTTTTTCTACCATTGTAAAATATTAACCCTTAACCTTTATAAATATTCCTATCAAGCTGCTTCTTTTATTTCCATACCTGCCCGATACATTAATTCAAAGGGATCCATCTGAAGTTTTAATGAATGCACTCTAGCGATTCTCAAAAGCTCAACATAGTCTTCTCCCTCTGTGTACTTTGTTTTGATTATCTCGATAGCCTTTTTTACCATAGTCTCGTGATATTTTTCTCTTTCCTTGTGGGCTTCCATCCTTTTCAAAACCCTTTTCTTTTGCTCCTTAATATCTTGAATTTTCTCAGTAAATACAGATTCTTTTTTCTCCAATTCTAACAATTCTTTATGCGGATCCCCCATAGCATCGTAGTTTTCAATAAGATAACCTATAAAATCACTCTCAGAAGTAAAGGGACTTTCGGCTGTGTGGGTGTCTATCATCCCCGCTTGTTCTTTTGTCAAGCTCAAAGATTTACGAGTAATTCCGCCCTCTTTTTTATTTCTTCCCATTGTAAAGTCTAAATATTGAGCTTTTATAAAGACTTCTATACTGGAAGGGAGCTAGAATAATAAAATAATAAAGTAATAATAGAATAATAAAATATTATTTTATAATTATACCTACTTCCCTACATCTCCATAGGAAACGAAGGGGCATTACACAAGAAAACCTAATAGAATTTATCTGGGGCTCCAAATAACAAGATCATTGTATTCTAAAGTTGTTGATTTGAGCTTCTCTTCTTTTTCTAAATCATCTAAATATCTCTTCACAGTCTTCCAAGTTACCTCGGTTCCTTGCTCCACTAGCATTCTTTTGATTGCGAAGGTTGTTAATTGGCGATGCTTCTTAATTAATTTTAGAATAAGATCGTTTAATCCTGCGAATTTCTTCAGTTTATTTTTTGGCATGTTACTTTAAAAGCTCTTCATAGGCTTCGATTTTACTTTGCAAATCCCTGCCCTTTACAGCGTGCTCCCCAAATTTCTTCTGCAAGGCTTGGCTCTGATTTTGTATTGTCCTCATCTCAACCTTTTCTTTTTCAAGATCTAGTTTAGCTTGGGATAGCTTTTTCTCAATTACCTCTTTCGTGTCCATACAAATTATAACTATTTAGACTTTATAAAATTAACTATGTGTAATGTTTTCTGTGATAATATTTTCCTGTTAGTTGTTTGTATTCAAATTGATAATCTAAGATCCTATCAAGAATTAATTCCGTTTCAGCTAGATTGTGGGCAACTGTTTGTTTCTGCGCCTCTAGTGCATCCATCAAAGCTTCAAGAGTTTTAACTTCTTTTTCCCTTGTCATTATCACGTCTCAATTAGTTTCCAAAGCCGTCAGTCTAGCTTCTATATCTATGATGTCCTTGGGTTTTAGTAAAGCCTTTGTTGGTTGTTCCGTAACCAATGCTTTTAGTTCTTCTCTGTCTTTTAATATTCCATTGACATATAGTAATATTGGAATGGGTCTGGGTTCTAACATAAATATCGTGTTACCGAGATCACTTGGTTTATTGAATATTTCTAGGGTCATTGTTTTTAGAGCGTTTCTGTAGATTTTTACCTCGTTTTCATTGGGATTGTCCATGTAGAAATCTATGTCCTTGTCAGTCCACCCATTCCTTGTTAACCCTCCTATTGCATTTAAGTCTAAGGGTTCGGGTAGCTCTTGAGGCAGTCCATCGATAAAATCATTCCAAGTAAGCTTAGTTTTGATTTTATACGATGCTTTTTTCTCATCCCATCTATCTTCCCAGATCATCCCATTACTCCTACTATCATTGTAATAGTTGTATCGGTTCCACCAGTTAAAGCTTTACCTATTATTCTTCCACCAGCATAATCCCCCGCCACTAGAGCCACTGTATGACTATGATCTCCATCTGTGCTGGTTTCGCTTTCAGTTCTTTGTGCTCCACTTGGCACTGTATGACTATGATCTCCGGTGGTGTTTGTTGATACTGAAGTATCTGCTGTGAATGTTTTTACTTTGCCTGTTGCAGATCCCACTAATAAATCTCCCACCGCTACTGTTCCAGTGCATGTTACAACTTTCTTTCCCACTATGATTATATTTATTGGGTTTCCGCTTGTTATTGTTTCATTACCAACTCCAATTATCGTAGATAAATCCCCTGTGACTCTCTGCACATTATTCGCAGAGGAAATAAAAACAACATCTCCATCTGTGATATTCTCTCCTGCGGTCATGGAAACTGCGAAGCCTGCCGCCGTAATTGTTCCTGTACTTGTGTCATCTGCATCATTAACTAGAAAAGCATCATCAACATTCAGGGTATTCGTTGATAAAGTAATATTTGTTCCTGCTATTAGGGCGGTGTTGGCCACCGGCAAAGCTGTGATATTGTTGTTATCTATATTGCTCGCTCCCTGATCTGCTGTCCAATCTAAATGTTCATTGCCTACAAAATTTAATAACTGGTCATGGTCTATTTCACCGTCAGTTGTTGATAGGGTATCATCTGTTAGGGTTATTCCAGTACCTCCTACTAGGTTTGTATCGGCTGATATGTCTATTGAGTTTCCTCCGCTTAAAACTCCGGCTGCGGTGTTTTTAAGAAATCCTGCTGAGGACATTTGCCCCATTGTTACCACACCATCAGCTCCATTGATGAACAGGGCGTTTGTTATTGTGTCAGTCGCAACTCTAAAGTCAATGTCAAGATTGTTTGGATTGAAAATAGCTATATCTTGAGTGGTTTCATGTAATCGTAACATTTCTACTCCACCCGCTGCAAATGAGAACGCGTCATCTATTACTCTGAAGAATCCTGTGTTTGTATCCATTGCGAAAAAGAAAGCTGGAGCCGATGCGGAGGAGGCTGCGGTGGCAGATATTTTGGCTCCATCGATATTTCCGGTTGCGCTTATAGTAGTGTCTACGGTAAGGGCTCCCGTCATGTTGTCCCCTGCGACAGCTACATATAGAGGGTTGGCTGTTGCCGTAGTATCAACATAGTTCTTGGTTGCTGCGTCTTGTGCAAGTGTTGGATCAACCACATTCACAATCTTATTTGTGTTCATATCTATTTCATCGCTAAATTTAAACTGGCTTTCGTCCTCCATCCAAGTCATAACCCCATCGGCATTTTCCCCATCAAAAGTTAACGTGTAATCAACTCCAGCAGCCCCTATTCCAATAGTTAGATTGCCTCCGGATAATACTTTATCATTTGTTGTATCAACCTGGAAAGTCTTTTTTTGGTTATTTGTTCCTATCGCAGTAATAGTGGCAAAATCACCCGCGTTAAAATCTGTTCCCGCAGCCCCGATAAACCAGACTTTTAAACCATTATTCATGTTTCTAGGAGAAACCGATGTTGTAATGTTTTCTTCATCAAAAGAGGCACCGCCATCATCGGACCATTTATAGATCGCCGTCCCAATTTCTCCGCCAGTAGTTATCTCTACTTTGTAAGTTAGATCTGTTGCGAATGTAAAATCACCTCCCATCCGCATAGTTCCCACTCCGGTAACATTGGTATTATCTAAACCAGAAATCGTTCTCCTTACGTCAATTTCTGTTGTAGAATCTCCTAGGCTCTTGAGAGAGTTTCCACCTAGATCAAGTTGCGGTATAAATATTGCCCCTAACGAAGAGGTGATAAATCCGTCTGTACCGTCATGGAACCACTCTACAAAACCCGCAGTTCCCCCAACTTGTGTTGCGAATGGCTGACCTATTTGAAATTTTCCTTCTACTTGAAAGATGTCATTTCCTGGTTGTATTCTTATTGTGTCACTACCACTTGTTGATATGACCCACCCGGGAACTCCATTAATCTCACCTTCATAATCAATATCGAATGTATTACTATTCTGCCTTTCCATAGTAAATTGTGGCCATTTATCTGGAGCAAAAAGAACCATAGAAAAGTCTGGAACCGCCTCGCCAATTAGTGCGCTTTTTGTTGTGTACATATAGTTTTTGTCGTCGGTTATATTTCCAACTTGGAAAGAAGGAAATATTGTCGATGTTCCAACATCAATTAGCAAGGCCTGCCCATTCTTATTTATATTCAGAGTCCCCGTCATTGTGTCCCCAGATAGTGATACAAATAGTGCATCAAGGCCAGCCTCACTAGCAGTTTGATTTATCCACTCACTTGTTCCAGCATCAAAAGCCAATACTTCATTATCCGCTGGAGTTCCCGTAATCGTAGCATCTGATAAATCGTTAACTGAGATATTTTCTACATTAGACTTATCCACACCGTCAATAATCTGTCGAACACAATTTTGTACCATTTTATTTTGCCTGTAAATACACATCCACAATAGACGCGCTCCCTTCTGCTGTTGATACTCTTGCTCTAATGTACCTAGCTCCAACAGTCAAACCATCTACTATCCCTATCTGGTTCACACTTCCGCTTGTTACATTGTGCCAATTAGAATTATTTGCAGAGCATTGCAAATCTATTATATGTGTTGTGTTGCCTCCACTACTAGCAATAACTTGCATAGTTACTACAGAATTTTCTTTAATTTCTAGACTTGTTGATACATCTCCAACAGAATTTGCGTCAAGTCCAGTTTCTATATGTTCACTAAATTTTGTTCCCATCAGTATTCGGTATAGTACACACCTGGCGCATCAACATCTGCGATTGCACTAATTTCTCCGTTGTAAATATTATCGGGTGGCATTTCCCAAAAGCCACCCTTTTCAACAAATATCCCTTTCTTGTCATTATCAACACTTGCTGCCTGTAATTTCAACCAGACATTTTTATTTGAAGGATTATGAAAAATGAAGTAAATTCTTGCTGTGTTGGAAGATGTTATTGTCGTGCTAGTTGAAGCATTGAGTGCGATTGTGCTGCTAATATCGACCGTATCATTCTCGTTCCTAGTTCTTCTAATTGTTTGAGCCATTATCCTGTTAAGACGCCAAATAAAGTCGCCTTAACTCTGGCATCGCCTCCACCTCCCGTTGAATTTTGTGCTCTAAGTTCTATATCTGTCTTCTGGGGAACTCCTTTGCTTATCTGAGAGTTGAAAACCATAACCGCTCCAGATATATCCCACTCAGTAAGCTCTAAAGGTATTCCATTTTCCGCCGCAGTGAGTAACGTTATTTCAACGAACTTTCCGCTCTCCACCGAGAAAATCGCACTTGGAATATAAAAGAATTTACTCGCCGGGACGGTGTAAACTCCACTATGGCTAATGTTTGATCCTATCTGGGCTAAATTGAAAACATTCGCTGGTTTACCTGCTGTGATGCTCCCCGTACCAATATAGACTATTCCCTCGTTGCTGTTTGTTGATCCGGCAGTGGCTCCGATCAACCTATTAATTCTCAGATAGGAGTTAGAAGTTGTCACTCCAGTTTGTCCGTTCAACGTGACAGTTTCTGTGATTTCTAAATAATTCGTATCAAGACCTTCAACTATTACAGTTCTCAAACCTGTCCCAGCACTCGTATCGTTCGCATCAGAACTCGATATTGTCATCGTACTCGCCGAGGATGGAAACGTATATAGGCCGCTCTCCCCCCAAACGGTTTCCTGTGTTGTTGCCACATTACTATTATTCGCCAATATGTTAACTGCCACATTATTGGCTATATTTCCTTGAGAGATCTGATGAAAATATTCCTGGGTTGTGCCGATGATTGCGGTACCTGCGCCCAATACCGGATTTCCAAGTAAATTCGAACTCCCTTCTTGAACTTTTAAGATGCAATCCATAGTTCCGGCTGAACTAAATTGAGTAACATCGACAGTAAGGTTTTCGTTAGCGTTAAACGCTTGGTTGAAGAGAAGGTTAAAATGCTGTTTGGTTGTGTTTCTAAGTAGATTTTGAGAAGAGGTATCAACCGTTCCTCCTAAAAGAATAGTTCCATCTGAACTCGTTATTGTGATTGTTTTACTTTCTGTTGTAGAAAAGTTCAATTCAATACTATCAAAAATATAATCATTAGAAATACTTGTCGTTTCTGAGAAAGCGGCCGCATTTAAATCGAAGGCAGTTTGATCTATTGCATTAGTAACTATTAATCCATCTCCCGAAACTGGGAAAGGATTTGAAGAACTTATTGCGGTGCCGGTAGTATCAACAGGTAAAACTCTTCTTGCTGTAGGAGTTATAGCGTGCTCAATATTGTCGATGTCTGAAGATTTTAGGTTGCCCATAAAAAACTAAAGAAAAGAAAATAAATAAATGTATCGTTTTAATCCAATGCGTCTCTTAATCCATATCCAGCCCAACCAAGACCAGCCGTTACAATAGTCAGGCTAAATTCTGATGCTCCAGACCAAACGCCCAAAAGAGCGCCTACAACTGCCAATAGAATCCCCTGAACAGTTTTAGATTTCAAAAATGATTTTTCCATATTTACCCCCTTTATGATGCTATCGTTAGTAACCACCCAATTAATGCCAGGGTAATTGTCAGTCCACCACCCGCGAGAGCGTAAATCATCTTCGTGTGAAATTTGACTTTTCCGTTTGTCATATAAACTATTTTCTTAATTTCAGCTAAATCTTTAATCACAATTTGAAGCATTTCCTTGTTCGTAAATCCTTTGTCCATTTTAAGTCGAATAGGCTGCTGCGGACCAGAATATTGTATCATAGGCTACAATTATTTCAGCACCGGCTCCTCCTGCGCCCCCATTAGCATCAGCATCTCCTGTATCTGTTCCGCCTGCTCCTCCTCCTTTTGTTTTAGTGACTCCATTGTCAGTCAGAGTCCCATTGTGGAAAATTAAAATATCTCCGGATCCGCCACCGCCACCGCCAGTACCCGATGCGCTACCTCCTGCTGCACCGCTCACATCAATCGTAGAACTTGCTCCGAATGTTAGAGTTCCACCAACAAACAACACAAAAGTACCCCCTCCTGCTCCACCACTACTATCTGCTCCCGAATCTGTGGCCCCATTAGCCGAACCAGCTGCTCCGTCATTGGTTGATGAAGCCCCGCCTCCACCTCCAGTATCGCCACTTCCTCCGCTATCTCCTGCGCCACCGCCAGTACCGTTCATTAAAAAGCTCTGTTGACCGTGTTGAAAATTAAACAGGGATCCTCCTTTTCTTCCAAATATACTCGTACTTCCTCCAGCAACTCTTTTGCCCCCCGTGGCAATTCCGAAACCGCTTCCCCCAAATTCGCCATCGGTATAATATGCTCCTCCGGGTGTTGCTCCAACTCCAGCAATATTGCCTTTTCCAATAAGATCAACAGTTCCGTTAATTGTGCAATTCCCGAAGACTTTAATAATTATTGGCTTAGTGGAAGTAGAACTAGCAGATAATGTGGCTGAGGTATCAAGCAAGAATGTAGAGTAATGTTGAACATCTCCTTGAGCAATGTTTGTGGTGCCTGAGCTTTCACTAAAGGCTCCATTTGATTCATTCCCAAATGGGCTAACATCAGTTGCTTGGGCCTGGTTCCCTGAGGATAATGTCATAGTATTTACAAGGTCTATACAATAATAAATCTATCTTTTTGTATAAATCGAAATTCCTCCGTGTCTGTTTTAGATCTTGAAGTAAAAACGTCGTGCGACCAAATTTGAATCGTACTATCTGTATTGAAAACTGCTAATTCAGTTAAGGGAAAACCATTTGCTTCCGTGGATAACAAGATCATCCTGCTAGTTACTTCCTTAGTAGTGGTATCATCAGAGGGAAATCCAGATTCCATATTTTTCACTAAATCAGAAGCAGCCCATTGTCGCAATAAATCGTAAATCACATCGCCTGTCGTAAATGTATCGGTCGCATTGTTTGTCGTGACTTCAATAATGAAGGTATCGATATTTCCCGAGACTGTGCCGGTTTCTGTCAAGGCATTCACATTAACAGTATTCGAAGTAATCCAATTAAATCCTGTTGCAAGTGTCGAAACTGCGAAAGTCTTAGAAAAATAATTTGAAGAATCAGATCCCAACTTAACTTCTAAAGCAGTCCCCGATGTTTTTAATTTTGCTAAAGCAGCCGCGTCCTTGATGAAAAACCATAAAGCGAAGGGTTGTGTTCCAGTAATATTAGTACCTAGTGCTGATAAATCAGCGATAGTCCATATCTTCGTGACACTACTATTATTCGCAATTAAATCTTGAGCTGTCACATCAGTCGTCCCGGCCCCGGGCTTGAAGGTTGTTGTGTTATCTGTCGTATTATCGCCCCCACTCGAGCCGGTTAAAGTATTATCTCCATTATCATTTACAGTTCCATTATCAATCGGCACGGCAATCTCTAGGCCCGTATCTGCAACTGCCGGAGTAGTGGTTCCGATTCCGACTTGAAACTGAGAAATAGCTGTTTTGGCCGGAGAAGCAGTTATCAATCTATCCATTAAAATATCTAATCCGAGGTTTACAATAGTTGCTCCAGTTCCCATTTTTCTTTAAGACATTAAGATTATTTAAAACTTAATGAAATCCCTCCACTTTAAGATTGCTAATTTCGCCCGCGCTGGCCGCGTTCTCAGTTGCGCGCCATCTCAAATCTGTGCCTGTAGCAGTAAAGAAATGTCTGGTGCCGCTAGTTACCGTTTCAAAAGTTGATCCATCAGCCGTTAATTCGTAAGTGAAACTTCCCGAGACTTCCGTTGATGTCAAAGTGGCCTGTGTAATAGTGGAATTGTCAAAATCAATCGCGCTACTCTCAGCTATTTGTCCGGATGTAAACGTCACACTCCCAGAGCTTCCCCACGTCGCCGTAGTGGCAACCGCTTTGAAAACTGTATCATTAAAATCTTCGTCATAAATATCTTGAGAGTGTTGGATAGATTGGTCTACAAAACTATCCTCGGTACCATCTCCCCAATTAAACGTACTATTCCAAGTCCCCTGACTTGTACTATTCCAATATAGGATATTAGCCTGGATAGTTCTATTAGACTGAGCAAAATCTCTCACTTGCGTTTGCTCTGTATGCGTTGAATCTATGATCTGAACCACGAAGGTCCCCGCTTTTGATTGTTCTTCTTCAAGCCTCTTTAATCTATATGCTGTATCATATTCATTAGAAGCTACTCTAAACTCTCTATCTCCAAGTTCTAGCTCTACATCGTTTTCTGGAAATCTAGATTTCTTTTTCTTAACGGTCATGATTACATCGAAACCCAATCTCTCGTCTATAACTCTAATTGCCTGGCCGATTTGAATATCGAATGATTCGACTACCGAAGGACTCACCATAACTCTCGTAGATAAAAACGGCTCACTAAAAATAGCAAGGAGATTCTGCGCCCTTCTTTCGGCATCATCCACAGACTGAATATCCGTAAGTGTAAACCTTTTTTTGATAGTTCTTCCTATATCTGCCACGCTTGAATCGTTAGTTCTAACAACTGGCCTCTCTGCACGGTAAGAATAATCTACTACAACATTATTTGTTCCCGATGCCGGAATACTGCCAGATTGAAAGATTATCTTTTTTAGTTTTTTATCAACCGTATAATCAAAAGTTTCTGTCGCTCCAGTCACCCCCCCCGGTTTCTATTGTTCCATCCACCGTAACTTCCACAATTTCGGGTTCGTTTGTTAGAGTAAATGTGGTTTCTGCTCCGTCTCCACTAAAAGATTCTGTAGTTCTCTGTTCCTGGAAAGCTCCAATTATTTCAACTTTATTAAACAAAGCGGTGGCATCCTCTTTCCACTTGGTAAACGACTGCACATTATTGCTCGCTCCCCCGATAAAGATCGTATTTGCATTTGTGACAAAACCAACTGGTTCGAACTTAATTTTTTGATTAGGCACGTCTTCGTAAAATTGATATTCGTAAATGTCTGCTAAAGTTTGCATTCTTTCAAAAACATCCGTTCTAATGCAAACAAATTTATCCAAAACTATAGAAGATGCGCCGGTTCCAGTAGCTTGAACAGTCGTAGTCAGCCCCGCCAAAACCGCTAGAGTGTTAAATATCGCACTTCCTTCTCCGGCCTCACTATCTACATTAACATCAAAAGTCTGATTAACTTCTGTAGTAACTGCTTTCCAGAGATCGCTAAACGCCGTGACAATTACTTCACCAGGAGTTCTTTCTATTTTTGCAACGTTTCCGGTAAAAATTCTATTTGCATCTGTTTTCAAGGTCCCTGAGAAGTTCTCCCAAATAGTCACTGATTGAAATTTGGCAATAGTCAATAAATCTTTTACATCAAATCTTAATCGAATAGTCGCCTTATTGATCTCATTTTGGTAAACTTCTTCGACTAATACTTTTCCTCTTTTAGAACTAACATCAATGCTATTAATTTCAACAGCATTGTCTTTAGTCATATGAAAGTTCCCTCAACTATCTCTAGAGTATAACGAAGAATCGTTGGATTTCCCGCATCCCACTGTTTTCGATAACTCAAGACTCTCCCGCTTACAGTTGCCGCCTCTAAATCACTATTGTATGTAATATTTGCTTTTGATAAGCTATTCCCATCTAGAACCCATTTATCTAGCTTGGCAATGAAAGTCTGAAGTTCTCCTACAGTCCCAGTTTTAATGAGAGTAGGATTAAATTTTCTAATAGGACCAAACAAAGGAATCAAAAGCGCACCACTAGAATCTGTATCGGGTAAAGGAATTTGCGTTGCTGTTCCCCCCTTACTCGATGACTCCGACTGCACACTACCTAAATTTGTAGTATCTGTATCATCTAAAATTGTGTATGCCATTAAAATCTTACCATTGTTGTTCTTCTTGAGAGCTCGTCTTTACTAAACTCTGCAATTTTCTCGGCTACCTCCCTTATATCTAAATCGCTATTTATCGTCGCTGGAATTGTTATATTAAACGTAAAGTTTCCCCCCATTCCCCCACCCAATAAAGCTTCTGGATTCTTAGTTGCTATCAAAGTATCTCTAGGATCTGCTTTAATTATTTGTCCGTTTGGTCTTACAATAAAATCGCCTCCTGTCTCTACTCCTAACTTAGCCAAAGTACCAAGATTAATCCCCCCAAATGTGAAAGCCCTAACAGCCGCGCTAATAGTGTTGAAAGCTGTCACTAAAATATTAGCCAAAGAAATTGAAACATCTTCTAGTTTAGGCAATATATTATCAGCCGCATTACCTAGAATCTCTTTAATCGCGTCCCATGTAGGTCTCAGCCAATCTTGAACGGATGTAAGAATCTCTTTGATCGTGTCCCAACTATTTAGTAAAAAATCTTGAGCAAATGTTAGAACATCTAGAATTAATCTAAATAACTTATCTCCTCCCTTCGCAAACAAATCCAGAATACCAATAATAAATTCAAACATCGGCTCCATACTTTTACCTGCAACATCCAACGCTAGAATAATTCCATCGAGAACAATATCAAAAAGCGGAAGGACTCTCTCAAAGAGACTTAAGAATGCTACAATAATATTAACAAAAGAATCGGCTCTAGATACAACCAAATCCACTATTGCATTAATTAAATTTGTTAATCTCTCAGTCAATATTCCTTCTATTGAATCCTTTAATTTCAACATCACCGGAACTAATCCGGCTGCCAATCTTCCTAACGCTATCAAAACAGGTTTCAATATCGGAATCAAAGGAAGAAATAAGATCGTCAAAATTACTTTGAAGAGATCCATAATTGGCTTAATAATAAAATTGAGCGCATCTAATATCGCTACTCCAATCCCTATCAAACCAAGTAATTTTGTAAACCCTGCAACCTTTAACCCCTTTCCACCTGCAACTGTCGCTCCTGCTGCTCCCCCTATCGCTGCTCCTCCAATCGTTCCGCCAAAAGCTCCACCACGGGCACCACCAACACCTAAACCAAGTTTTCTCTTTTTCTTTAACTCTTTATCTATTTCCCTTACATCCGGAATAAGTTTTACTTTTAAATCAATGTCAGCCATACAGAAATTAAGAATTAAAACTTTTTATTACTTTGTATGTCTGCTTTTCAGGCCAAGAGTCTTCCCTGCAAGAATTGCACTAAAAGCATCAATATAAAATAAGTCCATTTCTTCCAAATCTTTAGGCCTCCAACCAAAAGTTTCACATAACGCTTCTTCACTAATCAGTTGGACCGTGAGGGGCCTGACCTTTCCCTCTTTTACAAGATTCTTAATAATGCCTTCTGCATCATTGGTTTTGTTTAAAACTTCAGAAACTTGTCGGAGTTCTAAAAAAGACTTTCATCCTGGGATTGTGGAAACAAGATCTTCCTCAAAGCTGAGATTAATTTATTTTGCTCTTCCAATTCCAAATTATCGTATTCTTCTTTCCCCAAATTACTTACCTCAACAAGTAAATCATCTTGATAATCTAGAAATTCAGACATTTGGCCTATTGCACCAATATCTTTTTCTTTAGCCTTTTCAGAAACTTCTCTAATCTTAACAAGAAATTGTTTTCTGTGTTTACCCCTAAGACCTTTAATTTCAACCTCTTTCTCTCCTGAATCAGTATTTATTTTTACTTTCATTATGTCCTCCCTTTCATGTAAACTACAATCGATTATTCTTTATAAAGTTAACTAAAAGCGGCTCCAGAAATATTATCCACATAAAAGCACTCGTTTGAACCTAACGCAGTCGCCGTTCCTTTGAAGCTTTGGATAATCGTTTCTCCGACGTTAAGGGGTGTGCCGGCTTCTTCATAAAGAAAACCATCTAATTGAATTTCGAACTCTCTTCTTCCAGAACCAAGGGCCACTCCATTGTTTGCATTGAACAACGCACTCTTCTCAGTTGGGCTTTGCTGTGGCGTTGTTCCTCCCTGGAAGATGTCATATTCAGTCTGATTCTCGAACATCATGGTGAAATCAAAAGACATTTTTAAATTACTAGCTATTGCTTCTTGCATTACAAAGGTTCCGGCCGCGTCAACTTGTTCGATATTATTTTCTATATTTAGATTAAATGTTTGTAATTTGCCGACGCTGGTTTCGCTTGCAGCCGTTCCAGTCTTCAATGAAGCATGTTTAAAATGAAGAACTGCTAGGCTGGAAATCACTGCGGCAGAAGCGGCGCCAGTGGCAGAACTAGATCCTTGCGAACTCCCGGAGATTTTCATCTTCAGGATCCCATTAGTGTCTAATGAAATCGTCGAAGAATTAACTTTAGATCCATCATAAATAAACACTTCATCAGTGCTAGAGTTAAAGCTGTATTCTGTCGTGAAGCTAGGCAATGCTGTTGCTACCGAAAACGTGTGTTTTGTATCTGCGCTAGTTGTTGCATGCGCCACAGTACCAAAAACATATTCTAACAATCTTCCGTTCTGCATATTGACTTCAAGATCCCAATCAATAACAGACTTTCCAGCCACTAGCTCTTGAATCTCTCTAGATCCTGCCGCATACACTTCTTCAATAGTTCTTTTGTCGGTTGGGGTAAAAGTTTGTACCAAACCCACGTCTTTATCTGCCGTAACCGCTGTTCCAAAAGTAGATTCCTGTCCGATCAAGAAAGTTGCGTGTTTGCTGTGAAAGCTTGCCATAGGATTACTACATCATTTATCTATAAAAGGTTTTCTACTGGTTTATACTTGCCTTTTTTCTTAGCCCTGTGACAGGGCATACACAAGGGTTCGAGAAACCTACAATATTCTTTAATATATTTTGCTTTTTCTTTAGCATCTTTAGTGCGGTAGTAATCTCTTTCGGGAAAATCATATTTTAAGTGATTTACTTCCTCTGCCCTTTTCCCGCAGTCAGTACAAACCCTCCCAAGAATTTTCCAAATTTCTACTTTATTGCGCTCCACATAACTCCTCTCCAAGTGTTGCTTTTTATTTTTGTAATAGTATCTTAAAACGTGTTTATTTTGCCTCTCCTTATTCTTCTGATACCAGTCCCGGAATGTCTTTCTTCTTTTGTTTAAGAATTCTAGATTTTCTCTATTCTTGTAATTGTATCTTAGAACTCCCTCCTTTATCTGACATCGAGCATCACAAAACTCTCTCCTAGGATTAATTTTCTTTTGACCTTTTCTTGGTTCTAATATCTTTTTACAGAATTGATTTCGGCATCTCTTCATTGAACTATTAAATACTTCTAATTTTTAAAGTTAATGGATGAACGCCTCCTTGAGTTTTTTAGTCATTTTTGTCTCCAAAGGTAATTTTCCTTTATGTGAAAGAGCTTCGAGCAAATTACTTTTTTTTGGATAAACATAAATTATACCATCAATGTCGGCTGGACTCAAACCTTTTACTTCATTCAACTCTTCAAGCCATGTTTTTTCTTGCCTAGGCTTGCTCTCAGCCCGTTTCTTTGTTTTCTTAACATCTTTATCAGATATATAGAAATTATCGTTTTTGAGTATCTTCTCTGCGTGATTCTGGGGCATCTCAAAAGGAACATCAGCCTCTTGGTACATGTAACTAAATCTAGGATTTATGCTCTTTACACGAATCCCAGGCAGCTTGCTCGCTATCTTTATATTGCTAAGTTTAGTTGTTTTATTTCCCATTTTACTTGGAATCTCCAAATTCCTACCAGTCTATCAGACAAATCTTGATCGTCAGTAATGTCCGAAATATCAAAAGTTGCATCTCCAAAAGGATCAATTTGATTAGCATTTAGGATCCTTCTTACTTCCACTCTAACTAAATCAGCTTGCGCTCTAGATAACATTGTCCGAATATCTATTGCAATCACCCAGGTCACTTTTTTACTGGCTGCGCCGGCCGCATTATCTTCCGGGACTCGAGTAATTTCCCACAAAAATATATGATCCTTGCTTCCAGAAATCCGAAAATCTACTCTCTTAACATCGAAGATTGATTGAACAGTCGGAGTCCTACTTGCCGTATTTCCAGAAGTCCAGTTATTGTCTAGGAGAGTTTTAACACTCAATAAAACGTCGGTCATTAGATTATCATAACCCCCAATGTGATTCCTAGCCCAAATACAAATGAGGCAACAATTACCTCTAACTCAGACATCTCTCCAGTGGCCTTCAATTCTCTCAAGTCTATGTTAAATTCCATTACACTATCGCTAAAATAGTCTCTCTCCTATTTTGTAAAATCTTATCCACTTGCTTCTGCCACAACTCGGCTTTACCAGGTAATCCAATATTGCTAGTTCCCTCTGGAAGCAAAACGGATCTGTCGTCGGAACCCAAAATATCAATCGCTGTCATTAGAACACAAGCTTTTTCGATGTCCTTCACAACTGCGCTTTCCCCATACCGATAAGTCACCCTGACTGCAAAATATCTTGGTAAAATTCTTGGGAAAGTCTTTATGTAAATAGTTCCTAGCCGTTTATCGAACCAATAATCATTGTTTCTTCCTTCAACTCTTGTTGCCAAGTAATCTTCAAATACCGAACCATTCCAGATCTCTAACTTATCAGTCCCATTCAAAAGAGTTTGAATTTGCCTGTGTTGGAGAAATATCTCTGATCCATCTCTTCTTTGATAAGCGGGGTATTGTAAATGATGAGTCTCTTCTGTAATGGTTAATGTCCTCCATGCATGCATAGTTTCTTTATCTATAGAATCTTGATTACGCTCAATAAATTCCTCCACTTCCACTTGTGTTGGATTCGTGGAACCCGAAAATGCTGTTGTTAATCCTAAGAAAGAATTAACCTGGGCAGCTGTACAATATGTTATCGCCATGCTAAAACTAAGAATTAGAAATTTATTAATCTATCGGAAATAAAAAATGAAAAAAATTAAGCTTCTCTCTGAACCTTGAATATCACGAACTTATTCTGTTCCGCCACGGGCTGCATAATAAGCGTATCTGTAGCAGCTGCAAGGTTTAGAGCATCAATAGTTGACTTAATCAAAACTCCATCGTTAGAATCAACGAATACCGGAGTCGATGCTGTTAAATCACCACTTGCCATTACTCAGACTCCTCACTAGATTCACTTGATTCTTCAGCCTTTTCTGCATCCTCAGCTGGTTTTTCAGGTGTCTCTGTGGTTTCAGGAGATTGTTCTTCTTCTGCCATATCCTCACCTCCTTGTAACTCTAGTATTTTATCAATCTTATGCTGATTTAATCTAGGTATTCTTCCAGCGTTTAGGTTAGTAAGAATCTCAAGCAAACCTTTCCTATCCAGAGCATCTAATTCCTCTCTGGTATATTTCTTGCCTGGATCTTCCTTAAGGTCGGACGCACTCTTCGCAGGATTTTGAACAGGTACAGAAGCCTCATCTACTTCCTCGAACCTAGGATTAGACTCAAACCAAGCAATATCTTTCTCATCTTTTACTAGGTAAGACCTACCCTTGTACATTCCATAAACATTTCCAGTAGCAGCACTTGTGACTCTATGACTGTAAGGTCCGCTCGTATAAACGAAGTATTTTGGCATGTTAATTAGAGGGGAACGCCTTATTTAAAGATTTCCAATAGACTTCTCATACCCAAATAAATTAAAGTCTTGTTCGTATAACTCAACCACTTTTCCCACTACTTCTGGTGTGTAGTAATCTTTAAACCGGGTTTTATCAGTTTTGTTTTCATGCCTAAGCTCTAGGCCTTTGATTCCTATTTTCTCACAAACCCTGGCAAAATCCTCTCGGATATTTTCAAACTTTCCTAAGAAATCTGGCTTCTCAGGGATAAAAGTATATTGGGGCCTAAAGTGAATATCCATATCTGCTTCAGGTATTTTAGAAATAACGTCGACAAACTGTTCAAAGGACATATTTCTGTGTAACTTAGGATCCTCCTGGATATTTTGTAAAGCTCCCCTTTGGATCACATGCCTAAAACAACTAGCTAAACGATCGAAGGGATTTCTTACAAATGCAAATTTAAAGAAAGAACCATCATAATCTTCAATTTGCACTACATCATCAATTTGTCTAAAGGATATTAGCAAAGAAGTAGAGGCAACTTTAGGAACTCTAAAATATATTGCTTTGTGTTTCTTAAAGTAAAAGATTAATGTCTTGATTCCCCTATGTGGAAATGTCATAAGATTTATTCCTTTGATTTTTTTTGCTTCTTTTGTTTCTTAAACTCTGGAGGAATAAAATTATCACTCAGTTGTTTCATATCTTCAGGGTTCTTTGTAGAGAAACCTCCAACAAAAGAATGTGTTCCGTCCTCATTAGTAATTAGTTTTCCCATTTTACCTCCCTTTTTGTATAGCACTCAAAGCTTTAGTTAGCATCATCTCGACCTCTAGAGCGTTTACTTCATTAACTTGCATATTAATATTGATTCCGTCAGTTGTAAGAATTATAGATTTTTGTTTATCCCCTGGGCGAAGAATCTTTGGATTCTTGAGTTTAGGCCTTTCTTTGACTTCATCCTTGTCTTTCTTTACTTCTTCTGCCATGCGTTCCTCAAGGGTTCCAGTTATTTAAATTCTTCTATCTATAAAATATAAAACTAAGTTGCTTTTGTTCCAATTATGAAGAACCACGAAGCATCAGTTGTCCAACAGATATATCCTATTGTGTCTGCATCGTTATCGTCGACAAGCCCAATAAATCCTCTTCCTAATGTAGCTGCTACGCCAAATGCAGTATCAAGTTCTGCGTCAGTAGGAGTTGTATCGTTAACATTTGTCACTGCTTGGATTGTTCTTATTCCAGAGTTATTCATATTTACAGGATTATCACTCGTGAAAATAATTGTCCCATCTGCGCCAGCTGTTCCGCTAGAACTAACTCCTCCAGTTCCAGAAACTAAAGTCAAATCTCCACCGGCTCCACCTGTGGAACTTCCTGCATCTGCTGCACCACCCGCTCCGGCAGTTATGGTCACATCTGATCCTGCCCCTGCTGTTCCAGTTGAAGCATTGTCAATCGCTCCTCCGGCTCCACCAGTTAGAGCTACATCCCCTCCGGCTCCACCAGTTTCAACACCAGCAGCACTATCAGTAGTCGCTCCACCAATACCAGATAAAATATTAATCGCGCTTCCTGCTCCGCCTTCACCAGTTGCACCCGATGCTACCCCACCAACTACGCCAGTAAGAGCCAACGCCCCGCCTGCACCCGCTACTCCAGTTGTAGCTGTTCCGGCAGTACCAGTTGTTAATGTGACTCCACCTGTTGCGGAAGCGGTACCGGTCGTAGCATTAGCAACGGCCCCTGAACTAATTGTTGCAGTTCCGCTAACTCCAGAAGTTGCGCCTCCTGCTCCAGTAGTGATTGTTAGATTTCCCCCAACGCCTGTTGCCCCGCCGGCTCCACCAGTTAAAGCTCCTGCGCCTCCTGCTGCTGAACCTTGACCTGCGCCAGCCACTAAGGAAGAAGCTCCTCCGGCTGAGTCCCCAGCTGTTCCCGCTCCACCAGTTATCAAGACAGCTCCACCTAAACCAGATGTTGCGCCTCCTGCACCCGCAGTCACAGTAAATACACCGCCGGCTCCTGTTGCAGTTCCGTTAGCCATAAGTTGAATCCAACCAGCTCCGCCCGCAGCTAAAGCAGTTATTCTTAGATCATTAGTTCCATCTTCATCAAATTCAATAGAGACATCTTCGTTTGTTCCCCAATGTAGAAACCGATCATCATTTATTCTTAAATCACCCTGAACAATAAGATTATCAGTAGCCGCATCTCCAAAAGTAAAAGTTCCGTTGACCGTAAAGTCCCCAGTAAGAGTTAGATTCTGATCCCAAGAGAATGGTCCGTTATTATAAGGTGGTGCTGCTGGGTTGCCAGCAGTGGATGTCAATCCCGCCATTTTAAGAAAGGTCCCTTAATTTAGCTTGTGCTTGGAATGTCGTACAAAAGATTTCTCCCATTGTTCTATACATTCCTTGCGTTGTGAATTTATCTATCGCGAAAGGAGTGTTATCGTCTATTCCTGCCTGGAAATATTGTGTTGGCTTTGCAATACTCAAACCAAGTCTAGGCATACCTGCTCCTTCTGGATCACTTGTATCTAAGAAGAACATTCTAGAGATTGTGTCTTGAATCATATCCTTGGTTGCGATTTGTGGGATTCCATACAAACTAGCTACTCTTATTCCGGTGTTAATTCCTTCTTCAGTCTGGATTCCGTTTACTCCAACACTGATTGTAGCTTCTCCGAGAACATTATATCTTACTTGATCGGAGTAAAGAGCAACTACTGCCTTTACTGTGTCCCACCCAGTCACAATTACTGTAGTGTTTCCGCCAGCGTTCTTAGTATCGTAAATCGAAGTTCTAATCAAGGCGTCACTAACTGATCTGTCTGTACCAGAGTTATGGTCCACCTGAGAGTCGAATGTAGTTGCGGTATCTCTATCTAGTCCGAATATATCGAAGAAAGAGGTATATGTTCCACCAAAAGCGTCTTCTTCTGAATCACTTGAAACTACTCTGTCAATAGTCTCAAAACCATTCTTTCCAGCGTAGTTTGCTGTTGCAGCTGCCGCATCCACGCTTACATCTACTAATAACAACTGGTTCATAGCTTCCTTATGCTTAATAGCCATCAACTGTCTCATTGCTTCAAGATCAGAAGTACCATCATCTTTGTCTGCTAGATATTCTTGAACTTCAGAAACTTCAAAGACGTGTGCGTTAGTCTTCAATGTGTTTGTAACTTCTAAGAATGTTGGTTTTATAGAATCTGGAATTGTACCTGCCTCAGCTATTCCGCCGTCTGCTGTAGCTCCTGCACGAGCAGTCATTAGTCTCCACCCAGATTTATCCCATGGAACTTTAGGCAAAAGACCAAACATATTAGCTTCCTGATTGAACAAAGCCCAAACCATTCTTCCAAATATTGTGTTAAGAACTCCTGTAGTTGTACTTAATACTGGTGCATCTACCTTGAAAACATCGCTGTATCCACCGTAGTAGTATTCTTCCAGATCTTGTATTGTTTCAAATTTCATCTTCGTATCTCCAATTTTCTAACTAAAGCATTTGCTTCCCTGAAATTAGTTGGGGCTTTATTAGACTGTGATTTAGTGACTTCCCTATCTGTTGCTAATCTTGGTGTTGACTCTTTTGACAACCCTAACTCTTGTCTAACCTTTGTGATTTCTTTATTTACTTCAGTCTTGACCTTTTCAACAAACTTAACTTCATCAGACTCAGCACCTTCAGCCGGTTCTTGCTCCTGGATTACTTCATCTGTAGTTTGAGGTAATTGTACTTTCTCGCCACTTGTTTCTGGATTTACATCCTTCTCAACATCAGCTTTTTTCTTTTCTTTATCGTCATCCTCATCTTCATGGTCTACCTTTTTCTTTTCTTTATCTTCTTCATCCTCATCCTTATGGCCCTCTTTTGCCACGGGACTAACCCTTTCAATAAGCTGTAGTAAAAGACTCTTAATTTCGTCTAGAGAAGTAGTTTCAACAGGAGCAGCCGGAGCCATTTCCTCTTCACCAATCTTTTTATTGTCTGTCATTAATATATTGGAGTCTTTGTTCTTTATAAAGTTTTCTGCATTTTCACTACCCGACGGTAAAGTCGAACTCTTTTTAGTTTGTTTACTTTTTTCCTCTTCATCGACGCTATACTCTTTTTCCGCCTTCTCTACTTGATTCTGAAGAAAACCGCAGAACGCATCTGGGTTGTTTTTATCTTGGTTTTGGCTAACACAATCTGCAAAATCTTTAAACCCAGCAAACCCTTTTTCTATCCTTTGTTTTTCTACGAGAACCCTAGTTAATTTGTGAGAATGATCTCCTTCTTCCTGAACTACACCATCAACTATTTGGTGTCTATGTTCCGGATATTCTCTTGGCAACGTGCCTTTTGTTTCTCCATTTCCAGAATCATCAGTGCGATACAAATGGTAGTGATCTAATGCTTCTGAAGTTTCGCCATCCTCTTTTTTTATTTCAGCCTTCGCTAAAAAATTAACTTGATCCATTGTAGCTTCTTGGTTCGCCATAGAGGGAACAACAGAAAACTCAAAGCCTTCTAAGCCAGTCAATACTTTTGTCATATCCATGCCTTTCTCAAATTTAATTTCTTCAAACTTATTTCGGCCACCGAAAGAAAGTCCTTGGTAATCTCCATCCTTGATTCCTTTCCAGATTTGATCATCCAAATCAAAATCTTGGTGAACTTGACAAGTTAGATAAACTCCTTCAGCTGTCCCGTCCTCAGTTTGCTTTTCCCTAAATTCGTAATTAAGAATCTTGCCTATCGTTCGATTAGTATGCGTGTCCATCAAGGCTCCGCCACGTTTCATTATAATAGGCATGATTTTTCTAAACTCATCCATCGGCAACAAATCTCCGTCTTTATCTTTTACTTCAACAGATCCCCATGCCTTAAAGATCCGATCCTCTTTGTTTAAAATTTCCACCTCTGGAATTTGCTCGGGCTTTTCTTTCTGAATTAAACCTTGGTTCATAGAAAATCAAGGGGTGTAGAATAAATAAATGTAACGGTTTTCATTCCTCGATGATTTTCACCTTAAATCCTTTTTCTTGCAAGCTCCAAAGTCTTTTTCCATACATCTCTAGCTCTTTTTGAGTCATAATAATATCATGTTTGGTATCAGTAGATTCGCTGTGCATCAAACGACCAGTTCTTTGAAGTTCTTGTTGTCTGCTTCCAAATAGAAAATCGACCTCGATAATATGATTGAGATCCTTAATTGAAATTCCTAGATCTGCAACTCTCGAAACAACACATACAGGATTATCCCTAATAATCTCTAGCCTGTTTTGAGTATCTCCATAAACAAATGGTACTCCCAATTTCTTCGAGATCTTGCTCCCTATATCTAAACTGTCCGAGAATATCAATGTCTTCTTATTTCTATTAACGAGAGATAATGCTTTCTTTTCTTTCTGCACATCTGTTTGAACAATATAGACATTAATCGGATGATACTTTTTACCCTGAGTTTTCATATACTCTTCCCAATTAAGTCCGATCGGAAATCCTGTTAAAGCGAAAATGTAGGCTTCTCTTCCATCCTCTCTATGTGGACTCGCGCTTAGTCCGATTCGATATTTCGTATTAACTAAAGCCAACCTTGAGAAAGTATTTGCCGGAAGTTTTTGGCATTCATCAAATATTGCTAGCATGTAGTCCCTATCTGCATTTCTGAACCCTTGGTAAGTGACAAGAGTGATTTCATCTTTACATTGGGGAATATTCTCCTCGATGTAATAATTCCATTGCTCGACTAGACTTCTTGTTGGCACTACAATTAATTTATCTCCTTTGAGGACTTCTAGGGCTTTCATAGCGATAAAACTTTTCCCCGCGCCGGTTGGATGAAATAATCCTATTGCCCCTACTTCCAAGAACTTGTCAAAGGCCGGCTTTTGATAATCTCTTAACTCGAACTTAGAATTTGCAAGCACCCTTATATCTGAATCCTCCACTCTCTTGGCTTTGAATGGTAAAGTCCCTCCTTCTACCATATCCACAATCAAATTAAATTCGTGGCCCTTAATGATCCTAGCCGTGTTTTCTGTAAGTTGGGTTATGTGATTCCCGAACTTCGTTTTAATCTTCTCCTTATCTCTGGGATTAAAATAAAGAGTATCTCCAATGATCTCTGCTTTGATTTCCTCTTTCGGGGCCAACTTCTCTAGTAGATCTCCTGGAATGTCGCCAAGCCATCTAGAGTATTGGTTTACCTGGTAAATGAAATACTGATCCGTTTCCTTCCAGAGCCATCCAACCTGAAAACCTTTGACAAATTTAGGAACAGCAACCAGGTAAGAATTTTTCAGAGGTATTAAAGCGTAAGGCTTCTCAAAGAACTTAACAAATTTATCTCTCTCTATGAAATCAATCAAACCTTTCTCTAAACTATCTGCCGCCTTCTTGATGCCTTTTTGGTGGAACTTGATATTAGACTCGAGTTCTTCTAAATCTCCAAGCTTTTCCTCTACGCTTTGCTTAATTTCTAAAAGCTTTTTCTGGGTTTCCTGCACCTCTTTAATATTCATACAAACTATAATCTATTGCTCTTTATAAATGTTATACTCTAAACCTAATCTTAGTATTGGCGATGGCACGGTCCAAAAATGGCTGTGGCTTAGTCCCAACATTTGCTATCTTTCGGCTGATTAAAAAAGCTGTTTTCTTAACTTCTCCCTCGCTCTTCTTTCGCAATTTCCTTCTCACCCAACCTTCCAGTTCCTTTGGAGAAACATTGTGTGGTTGGGATCCAAAATTAATCGCTGAGGCATAGGGCGCATCATATTCAATAATTATGTTCTCTCCTTCCTCTCTAATCGATCCGGATCTAAGTAGGAATCCTAAGTCAGAAATACCCATTGTGATAATGTTCTCTTGAGAGTTTGTAAATAGAAAGTCTGCAACTTCTCTTAATGCTGCTTTCTCGATGTCTTTGATAGCCATAAGAAAATCAAGAATCGATTGTTAATTAAGTTATCCATACAGCCTTCTCATCATTATTCTAGTTTGTCTAATTACTTCATTTTCGGTTACGACCATTTGTCTCTTGGCATAATATAAATGAACAGCTTCGTGAACTAACGTATCTGTTTTTTGTCGTGTAGTCTGGTCTCTAGCAATCAGGATCTCATCTGGTCTTGAAGAATTAGCTGAGTAGGCATAGGACCATCCTGCATTTTCTAGCCTCCTTCTTTGGCATACTTTGGCTTCGGCAATGACCTCTAGTAAGTCTCTCATTCTGATTCTCATTTTCTTGCTTGTGTGTGATTGTCTCCAGTATGGGGCAAAAGTGTAGTTTCTAATCTAGTTAGATTGCCCCTAGTATTCCTAAAAATATCAAGCTCCCAGGCCCCCATGTCTGCTGCTATTTTTTTATTCCTCATCCAAGGAGTTTGCCTGCAAGTAGTTCCAGTTTGAAAATAATGAATCCCTGCCGTATGCATGTAAAATAATTTATGATAGTGGCCTTGAACAATTATATTGGGCATCTTTTCTCCCATCTTTGCCATAGATTCAATTTGCTTTTGAGGCTTATAAGAATAAGCGTAGGAAGATCCATCGTCCGGGTGAGACATCATCATTTCTAATTTCCCAAATTTGACTGTTGCTTCGTCAGCGCCAAGATAGTGGCAATCATCTCTCCTCAAGGCAATAGCTTCTCCAACAACCGCGCCGTCACCTTTTCTGTACCAGCCATCATGGTTTCCATCTATCATATATATTGGAACACCTATCTCTGGGAAGTGATCTACGAAATCTTTTACCTGCGCATCGAACCCGTGAGCGTATTGTTCCAGGACATTCTTATGTCTTTGCCAAGGACCATCAGTCATATCTCCTACATGATAAACTGCTTCAACACCTCGTTTCTTAAAGTGCCTCATTACATCCTGGAGAAATCTTAAATCAGTCCATTTGTTTCCGAAGTGAGTATCTCCAAGGACTCCAATCTTGATATGTGTTCCAGAAAAGTCATGTTTGAATGTGCTATATTCTCGGCTCTTTTGGTTCCTAACTTGCTGAAGCATGGTCTTTGCTTCGGAAGGATCCATGCTTTGTTTACTTAGCCATCGTTCTAGTTTTTCCATATCAGAAAGAGCTTTAGCCATGATTTTCAGAACACTTCAAACTAAATAAATCTTTCAGTTTTTGTCGTAATCTAGCACCTGTTTAATGGCATATCGAATCACTCTAACGGTAGCATCGTATCGCAACCCTGGCCCATAACGCCTTAATGTCTCAGGTCTAAAATGAGTGGCTGGGCTTTTTCCTTCCTCATCTCTCAATAGCCATCCCCCTAGTTCTTCCACCGTTCGCTCTAAATCTCTTCGTTGCTCTTCTCTTGACATTATAACTGTTGAGTAGCAAAAACAGAACGCTTTGCTTTCTCTTTAATTTTCTTTCCAAACTTATGCCTGGTCCCTATTTTATCAAGACATTCTCTACAAAAATCTAAAGAAATCTGATAAGCCCAGCCATTGATCGGTTTGAGAGTTAGATCATCTAGTTTTACATTGATTCTCTGGGAGCAGAGATTTTTAGAAATAAGTTGGATCTCTCGACCGCTTTTGTGATTTATCTCCTTGACAGTCTTAAAAGTCTTTTCGTTTACTGTGATTGGGAAGGCGAATAACAAATCAACATCACGTCCGCAAAAGTTACATCTTCCATTAAGCCCCGTGGGGGCTTCTCTTTGCCTATCAAACATCTTGTTATCTAATGCGCCCGTCATTTTCCTGCGCC